ACTGCTTCACCTAACACTTCGAAGTTTCGAACAACAGCATCGACAGTTTTTTCATCTTTGGAAAATTTAACGAAAGTAAGGTCGCTGGAATATTTCTCAATCTTTTTGATTGCCAGCAAAATATCAGCAAAATTTGAGCAATTTGCTGAGCAAAATGCTCGGACACCGCAACAGGTAACGCCTACCGAGGTCAGCAAAACTGATACTCCCGTTGACCTAAAAGTTTCCCCTAAGGTTTCCCCTAAGGGTTTTCCCCCCACACCCCCCTTATCCTTATCCTCTAAAGACTTATTCTTATTCTTATCCTTAGTCCTTAGCAAGGCCTTACCTAAGGGTTCACTAAGGCCTAGGTAAGGCTTAGGGTCAATGTCGTTGTCTGTGAGGCATTTGACAATTCCACGATGTAAACTGCTCTCATCGGCGTTGAGTGCTTTTCGTGTGTACTGAAAACCTATGAATCCACGGATGAACCACCTGCCATTTGGAATGACCTCAACTCTGGTCTTATCTTGGTTGTAAAGCTCAAGTGCCTTCTTCGGATCAACCTTAAAACCATACAAGCGGTTTGACATCACGACGTTTGGTCGCCACACCCCGGCACAATCGCATCTTCCGCAAATGTAAAACCAAAATAACTGATAGTTTGTCGGGAGCGCAATGAACCAGTCCTCCTGCCATATTTCGGTGTCCGACAACCGCTTAGGCACTTTTAGCCCCCAACGTGTTGTTTATGTGTTCCATAACCCGCTCAAGGTGTTTTATCAGAAGTGGAATTTGATCGGGAGTCATGAAAACCTGTATCGGGCCGGGGCATCCAATCGGAGCCTCTTGGGATATTGTCACGTTGCAGTCTCGATCAACGAGAATCCTGTAATCATTGACCATAGCGTGTATGTAGTTTTTGTTTTCAGCCATTTTGTCCTCCTGAAAAAAATATCCCCCGGCCTCACTCGATGCAATCCAGGACAGGACGCGGAGGCGCGGGGGATTAAATTAAAAAACCGCTCGACGGTAAAACCGCCAGCGGTCAAATGATGTGTGCGTCTGTCCTGTAGCATCCTCTCAAACTGGCATTTACGGTCACACCTGTCAAATGTTTTCTAAAATATTCGCTTGACATTCCTCCGCTTTTATTTGTTTCATTCACACGCTTGAACGGAAGTAAGCTGTTAAATGTCACATTCACCGGAGTTTTCATCGGATGCCAAATGTTTTGAAAAACGGAGCGCTCGGTGGATCGGGCGGAAAACGCAAAGGGGCCGGGCGTAAACCTGACCTGTTCAGGCGTCGATGCGCTGAATTTTCTAACTCCGCGACATGGTGGAAGTTCGTAAAAGAGGTTTTTGCAAACGAACCAATTGACCCTAAGATGGTGGGTAAGGAGACTGTGCTGGTGAGAGCCTCGGTAACAGACAAAACGCACCTCTGGGAAAAAATAGCCGCCTATGGATTTGATCGACCGGCGATGCGGATCGCTGACGCCGACGGCGGAAATATAAATTGCGCCGTGGTGCTAGCCCCGCAATCTCGTGGTGAGGCCGGGGGCATCGAATGCTAACCTCGACGGTGGCCGCAGAAATAAAACCCATCGAACAGCCCAAACTCCCCGACGTAAAACGCAAAACTCCCGACGTGAAAAAAATAAACGGACGTGAAATTATCTGGGAACCGCAGGCCGGGAAACAAATGGAGTTCACGGCGCGGTGTGAGGACGTGGTCCTCTACGGTGGGGCGAAAGGCGGGGGAAAAAGCGACGCGTTGCTCGGCGAGGCGCTCCGGCAGGTGGACAAGCCTAACTATCACGGGCTGTTGATCCGCCGGACGTTTCCGCAGTTGCAGGATCTCATCGACCGGGCGCACAAATTGTATCCACGTCTCGGCGGTAAATGGCTCGGTGATCTCCACCGCTACACGTTCAAGTCCGGCGCGTTCATCGCGTTCGGTCATTGTAACTCCGAGGTGGACAAAGAGAGGTACCAGGGATCGGAGTACGGGTTCATCGGATTCGACCAGCTTGAGCAATTCACCGAGGGACAATTTAATTTCATCACCGCGCAAAATAGATCCAGCGACCCGTCGATCAAATGCTACGTCCGCGCCACGGCCAACCCCGGCTCCGTCGGGCATTGGTGGATCAAGCGCAGGTTCATCGACGGAAAAACTCCGGGAGTGACGTACAAAGAAAAGTTTGAATTTGTCGGCGGGAGGAAGATCACGAGAACCTACTGCTACCTACCCGCCACGATTTACGATAACCCCATCCTGCTCAACGCACAGCCGACGTACCTAGCCAATCTGATGAGCCTCCCCGACGTGGAGAAACGCGCGTACCTCGACGGAGACTGGAATAGTTTTGCATCACAGTGTGTGTTCGATGCCCACGGTTTATCGTTGCAGGAGCAAAAGATCGAGCCTCCGACGTGGACGGGATTTCTCCGAGAGACGCAGGAGAGTTTCCAAATTGTCAGCGACACGAACGGAAATTTAAAAATATGGCAGGAGCCGCGAGACGGGGAAAAATACATGATCGGCGTGGACGTGGCCGAGGGCGATGTTGAGGGGGATTTTTGTAGCGCTCATGTTGTGCTGAAAATCAATTGGTCGGTGGTCGCCCACTGGCACGGGCGGCGGAACCCGCTGGAACTGGCCGTGGGGATGGATTCGCTGGGCCGGTACTACGATGGTGCGGAGATGGCCGTGGAATTAAACGGGCCGGGCGTGGCCACCGTCGAGCGGTTGAGGGAGTTGGGATATCCGGCACTCTACAACCACCAGCCGGGCAAGCCGGGGTGGCGGACGGACATGGCGAGCCGGAGCAACATGTTGGCGACGTTCATGGATGCGGTGCGCGGCGGGGATTGCAAAATTCGGGATCGAGATACGCTGGACGAGCTATATAATTTCATCCGCAACGAAAAGACGCAGAAGATCGAGGCGCGGAACGGTACGCACGACGACCGAGTGATGAGTTTGGGGATCGCGTTGCAATGCATCAGGATCAACCCATACGTCGAGTTGCGCCCACGGGATCGGGCGCGGATGAAAACGACGACGAGCATGATCAACGATCGGCCGTTGGGTTTCCGACGGAAAGCGACGGGGTACTGATGTGAATACGGTGCATTTGCAGGAGGACTACGTGAGGTTGTTGGAGATCGCGGATACATGGATGTTTCGCGCGAAGGCCGCGACGGAACTGTGTCGATACATGAACTCAATTTACCTGCCGGGATCGGCGTTCATGGCCGCCGAGGACATCGACCGGGAGATCATGTATCAGGCTGACCGGCTGATGCGTCTGAAAAAAGAGGGAATTTCCGTGAACGACGAGAGCGCGGTTGCGGGGGTGCGGTGATGGACGGTTTGCATTTGTATTTTCTGATGGTGATGGTGTTGATTGGGTTTATCGCGGTGTCGATGTTTTGTCTGCCGTGGTGAGGTGACGACGTGATATTTGGGGACGAGAAAAAAAGCGAGTGTACCGCCGAGGTTGGCTGGCTCGGCGTGATGTTGATGTCACTGTCGGTTGCGGTGGTGTTGTGTGCCATTTTTTTATTATCGGGTTGTGTGTGCATGAGTCAAAAACGATATCACGACCGCATGCGAGGCTCGTACAATTTGGGTAAAGCGGTTGGAGAAATTGATTGCATGGCCAAGCAGTTACCAGAGCCAAAAAGGGGTGAGTGAGATGGAATATCCGATGTATGACTTTGGGCGGTTGCAGAGGTTGTTGGGGGATCGGGTGCTGGTGGAGTGGGAAGAAAAAAACGAGAACCTGTTAGGTGGAAAATTGATCGTCCCGGACACGAAGCGGGCGGCTCACTATACCGGCGTGGTGTTGCGTGTTGGTGAAAACATGGCGCTGGACGAGGAGACTGAAGCGCCTGTGTGGAATTCATGCACGGAGGACATCAATGTTGGAGACAGGGTATTTTTCGAGCAGTTTTCCAATTTCGACAAGTACCAGTCGCACGACGGTAAAAAGCGATATGCGATTCTAAATTTAGATGCGGTCATGTCGATCATTCCGCCGAGGGTCAAGGTCACGACGGACGGCGGAGAATTTACAGACGACGAGTGAGGAGGATTCCAAAATGAGGAAAAGAATTTTCGGGCTGGTTAGTGCGGCGGTAATTTGCGTTTCGATTTTCGCGTTGCGGGCGTGGGGTGTGATGGGTGAGTCGGTGACGGTTGAACAGCGTATCAGTCTCGGTACGGGTTTGGCGTCAACGTACACGATTTTGATTGACGGATACGATCTCGCCAACAGTACCGCGTACTGGCCGCATTTGTATTTAGATCCGGCGAAGCCGAGGGAAATAAACATCGACGCGATCCATCTGGACTGGGATCACGCGGCGGCGAGTTCCGGGACGATCAAGGTTGGAGTCGTGACGTATGTGCATCAGACCAGCGGATCGGTGACGTGGGTTTGGGGCCGGGAGAACGAGCAGAACCTATCGGCGACGAGGACGGGCGAGACGGCTAATTTCTGGCCGTATTCGTTGCGGTGCCGGGTTGAGCCGTTGACCGGCGCGGGTTATCCGATGCGCGGCAAGACTCCGTATATTTTATCAAACGACGTTACGCAGGAGTCCACGGTGTTTCAGACCGACGTGGTGTTACCGACGTCGGCGATAGATACCGACGGCGTCACGATATCAACGTACCCGGCGATTGGTGATATTATTTTATACGTTGCCAAGCCCACGGACGCATCGACGACGATGACGGTGAGGGTGCTGGCGCAGTATCACACGGAGAGCCGATAGGAGGGATCGATGAGCGAGTCTCGCCAAGGTGAGTGTGTTAGGAAGTTCAGCGTTGCGGTTGCGAGTAACGCGCCTCCGGTTCTGACGGAGTGCGATTGCGCGGATTTCATACCGTCGGCTAAGTTGATGATTTGTTTCCGGTGTGGTCACAGCGTTGAGTTTCACCTGGGTGTGACGGCGAAGTCGCTGAAGAGGACGACCGATGAAGCGTAAAAAGAAAGTGGTTCGGTGGATGCGTTGGAAGTGGGGGACGGTGAAGTGTTGGGTGACGCCGAAGAACAAAGTCTACCCGACGAATTGGAGATTGCAGGCGTTGTATTTGGGGGGACGGCCATGAGTGAAGAGAGGATGGACGAGTTCGACAAGGAAAATTTCCGAATTGGTTATTCGGAAGGCGGGGACATTATGATCGTGACGATTCCGATGAAAAAATGGGCTGAAGATCCGATAGGCGACGTTTACGTTTCCGGTGTGTTCACGAAGGCGGAGCGGGTGGCGTTGAAAAATATTCGGATGTTTCGTGATGCGAAGGCGAAGGCCGGGCTGATCACGCCGGGTGGAAACGGTAAGAGCAAGACGGAATTGGAGGTGGCCTGAAATGCCGGAGGGAAAAGAGTTGCCGATCATCAAGGGCGAATACCCGGAGCTGGACGACCTGAAAGACGGGTCGCCGTTGAAGATCAGAGCCGAGGCGGAGATTGAATGGTTTGGCGGCAAGCAGGGCGTGATCCGGTTTTTGACGTTTGATATTGAGACGGAGAACGCGGCGACGAAGGCGTATAACGAGATGCGGAAGCAGCCGTACGGCATGGAAAGTCAGGAGTCTGGAAACGAGGAGGACACGTTCTAATGGCTAAAAAAGCGAAGGGAATGGAAGTGGAAAAACTTTCAAGCGAAATGCCGATTACGGCGAGGATGCCGATGAACCAAGAACAGGCCGGCAAATGTTCCATTGGAGAGGAAATGAGTTGCATGATATCGGGGAAGTGTGTTGGCATCAGTCGTAAGTACGACGACAAAACCAAATACGACGTGGAAATTGAAAACCCAAAGGTATCCGACGTTGAAGTGAACGAAGCCAACCGCGCGTTGAAACGGATGATGGAGAAATAACAATGAACGATTTGTCTACACAAGATCAGGTGGAGAAGCCGGAGGAAGCGGAGATCGTCGCCAACCCCTACGACGTCAGGTCTAAGATGGGGAAGCTGATTGATTTGACGGAAGAGCAGGAGAAGCGGCTGAAGAAATGGCTGAAGAAAGCCATTGAGGACTGGAAGGCCGACACGGAAACCCTGCACAAAAGGCTGGAAGAGGACAACGATTTGGTTGAGGGCGTGGTCTACGAAACGTCATATCCGTGGGACGGCGCGTCGAACGTGCACGATCCGTTGACGGAAACGTACATGGAGATTTACCGGTCGGTGTTCAAGCGTTCAATTTTGGGCGCGGAAATAATTTGGATTGCGGAATCTGACGAGGACGGGTTGGAAGATCAGATGCAGGACGTGGAAGAGGCTGTGAATTGGCTGGCGCGGAACAAGTGGGACATCGACGAAGCGATAGACGGTGTTTTGTGGACGACCTCGCGGGACGGGCTTGGAATTGTCCAAGCGACGTGGAGCGAGGAATACGAGAAGAAGAACGACGTGGTGCTGGTGGGTACGGAGGAAGAATTCGTCGCGGAGTTTCCGTCGGCTGACGATTCGGGAATGTCGCCAGAGGACTACGCGGAATTGCTGACGATGGTCAGGGTGCAGGCGTCACCGGACACGCCTTTGGAGATTCCGATCACGTTTGAAAACCGGACGTATTACGGAGTGAAGTACGACGTCGTGGAGTTGATTGATTTCGTGACGATTCCGGCGTGGGTTCCGCACATCAAAGACCAGGCATGCCGGGGTTACGGCAAACGGTTTTCTCTGCACCGGGAGTCGATCAAGGGCAAGGCGCGGGACGGAGTTTTCTACGACGACAAAGTTAAATTGCTTTTAAAGAATTCCGGCAAGTCGAGGACGGACACTCCGTTTTACATTTCCTCGGATTGGGTTCAGGGCATCAACCGGACGAACGCGAAGGACGAATTCGAGTTGTTTGAGTTGGTGGTGAAGGGCAGACTGGACGGAGGTAGCGGGGAAGATGGCAAGTATCTCGTCACCTATTCGACCGAACACGACATTTTGATCCAAGTGACGGAGTATTTCTACCGCGTCGATTTCTACGCTCTTTTCAAAATTGATCCGCGACCGAACAGACTGGTGGGGAAGTCGGTTCCGGTCAAGACGCGGGATCTGAACGACCTCGTTGACACCGGCATCAACCAGCGGGTGAACGCGAGGGCGGTCTACACGATTCCGACGTTCAAGGCCCACGCGGATCTAAAAAACGATCCACATTTTGACCCGGACGCGAAGGAGAACAAGTTCAAGCCGGGCCGGATATTCTGGTCGAGCAAGCCGGAGTTGTTCGATCAGTTCAGGATTCAGCCGACGGATTTGGGCGAGAGTTTGCAGGAGGAGCAAAACACAAGAACGAAGCTCGATTTATATTTAGGTTCTGCGGCGTCCCTGTTGTCTGGTAACACGTCACCGACCGACCCGAACGCGCCGGGGAACAAGACGGCGATGATGATTCAGCAGTCGAATTTGAGGATGGATGACCCCCTGAACGTGTTGAGGCTTGGCATGGGTGAGTTGGGTGACATCACGGTGAGCCACATCTACCAGTTTGGCCCGGCGATGATCACCTACAAGTCGGCGACGGATACGCCGTCGGGTTCCACGATGGCGTCGAACGTGATCCCGAAGAAGATATTGAGAAACGGGATCAGGATGAAGATGCGGGGTGTGACGGTGATGCAGAACCCCGAAGCGGAGATGGCGAAGAAGATGCAGTTGTTCCAGTTTTTGAACACCGTGCCGGAGTTCGTGCAGAACCCGCAGGCGAGGGTTGAGTTGGTGCGTGACATTTTGCGAAGTGGCCGGATCAACAGGTGGCAGAGGTTCATGCCGTCGGTTGAGCAGTTGCAGGCGCAACAGGTTGAAATGCAGAAGCAGGCCATGATGAAGATGCAACAGGAACAGGCGGCGCAGGCGGCTCAAGCCAAGGAACAGATGGTCAAGGACAATTTGGCGAAAGCGCATCAAGATTTGAACATCAAGTCAACGGCGCGTAAACTGGCGGAGGACGCCTTTGGTTCGGGCGAACCTCCGATGGAAGTGCCGCCGATTCAAGGGGGAATGTGATGAATGAAAGCCTGAGAAGGAAGCCTGACCCGGAGGAGACGAAGCGGGGAGAGGAATACGTAACGCGGATCAAGGCGGAAATGGAAGAGTTGAGGGAGTTGTCGGAAGTCGCGGATTCGAGGATGTGGGGCGTGGTCAAAAAGTTGGTGTCCCGTAAGTTGGATTCGGCGAATGACGCTTTGAATTCGTTTGAAAGGTTGAACGACGATTCGAGGACGATTTTACTGGCAACCCGAAAAACGCTGGCGTTGTTCATGTCGATGGTTGACGATGTGCCGAGGGCGTTGGAAATGCTGGCTGAAAAACTGGCGAAAGCGAACGCGGAATTAGATGGACTCAAAGAACAATTGCGGAAATTCTAACCATGCCGAGAGGCACGTTTATAAATTCACCTGTCCGCGTTGCGGAAGATTTTTAGCGCGGTCGATGGTGAAGATCAGTTGCGTTGGTTTGTCCAATGTTGATTTTGAGCGCTACCGTAAGTCGGTGACGATTGTTTACGGCGCGCAGGCGAAATGCCGAAGTTGCAAGAGGATAAGGCAGACGGAACGCGAAGCGCAGTCCGGTGTTGACGTTCCGATGATTACGATGGTGGTGGAGCAACCGAATTTAGTCAAGAAGTAGAAGTCCAATACACAAGAGGCTCGTTTGAAGCCCGTGATTCCCGGTCTACGGATCGGAGAAGGCACGGGTTTTTTTAGGCCCAATGAGGCCAGCGATCCCAAAGGAGAAGTGCAATGGGAAAAGTGTTCGACACAGGCGGAAGCGGTACCGAAACGTTGGAAGCGGAAGGCGGTGAGGAAAATGCCTCTGAAATTACGCCCGGTAAGAAAGTTGACGAAACTGTCATTGAGCAGGGCGGAGAGTCCGCTGCTGACGGAGGAGCAGAAGCTGGAAAAGCTGAAGGCGATGCTGGAACGGAGAACGGCGAGGCTGGCGAAAATGAAGGCGGCGGGGATGCGGTAGAAGCATCTCCCGCGTTCGACGCGGCCAAGGTCATCGAGGAATTGAGAACCGAAATCGCGGGGATGAAAGAGCAGATGTCCCGGCCTCCACAGGCACCGCAAGCACAGCAACCGGCGAAGCCGATGACCGAAGAGGAATGGGTGTCGTTGGAAAGTGAAGTGGGGGTTCCGAGGGCAGCGATCCAGAGGTTCACCAGCCAGACGATGCAGGTGGCGAACAGTCTCAAGGAATACATCGACTCCAAGTTCACCATGATCGAGCAGGCGGAGGGGTTGAGACAGGTTGCGCGAGATCCCGAATTTTCAGACGGTTTGAAGTTCGAGAAAGACGTGCAGAAGTATTTGTCGAGAGTTGATCCGCGATATCGGTCTAACCCGGACGTGATCAAAGACGCGATCATTTATTCGCGCGGGTTGAATTACAAAAAGACGGTGTCGACGGTACGGAACGAAAACGAGAAGAACCGGAAGATAGCTGGCCCGGCGAGGCCGGCGGCTCCGGGTGGCGGCATGAAGGGCAAGGGTTCGGTTCCGTTGACTCCGATAGAACATCAGGCACGGGAAGCGGTGGGCTGGACTGAAGAACAATATCGTGACGCCAAGAAAATGAAAGGGAAGGGGAAGGCGGTTTTTGAATGATCAAAGGCCGGGGATCGAGTTTCGGGACGCCGTTGTATCCGTCTCCGCAGGCTGACAAGGCCGGGAGCCGGGTGGGATCGACACCGTGTAGGCGGTGCATCCAATGCGGCCAAATGAACGACACTCGAAAGACGGCGTGGAGCGATTCAAGTGATGCCGACGGCGGCTGTAGGTTTTGCGGGTCGCTTTATTGGCAGAACACGAAGCCGGAGGCGTTGCCCGACGACCGGAATTTACCGGGCGAACGGAAGGGGCGTCGAAGGAAATGAGAAGGAGGTGGATTGTATGCTGAAATCAAAGGCGATCTTAGTTCAAGGCGACACAGTTTACAAATACGGTAAACAGGTTCGCAACTTGGGCGTGAAGGTCGAGGAAGCAATAGACAAGGCGTTGGCGGCGATAGACCCCGAAAGTGTGGTTGACATTAAAATCAACACGGAGTTTACGGGCATATCCGGCGATAACGCTTTCGTTCTGATTCTGTACAAAGCTGATAAAACGAAGAAGTAAAAAGTGGAGGTGATTTAAGTGGGAAATATAAAAGTAATAGATAGAGTAAGCGACGTTCTCGACCTGCCGATTTACGGCGCGGCCGGTGACATCGTGGCCGGTGCGTTTCTGACCATCGGTTCAACGGCAGGCACGGACTTCGGCGCGTTGAAACTAATGACGGGGACTTCTGCTGTTCCCGATTGCATGGGACGGCTGACGAAGATGCTGGACTATTCCGTGGACGGGGAAACTCTGCAAGCGGGTACGGCGTTCGTGACGAAGCCGGTCATGCTGGTTCATCCGTTCCGAGTTCACCGCGTGGAGTTCAACCTGACCGCCGCGAGTGCGATTGTTTGCACTCAAGCGGTTAGCACAACGACCATGACCGTGACCAGCTTGGAAGATAACATCGACGCAAGCTTCTTGTATGTTATTTCCGGCACCGGCGCAGGCCAGACTAATTATCTGACGGCGGCGGCATCCGGGAGTTGCACGTTGAAAGCGGCGTTCGGCACGAGTCTTGATACCACGTCGTATTTCATAAAAATACTGCGTCGGTTTCACGGACTGGTGAGTCTAAGCACGGACGGAACGAAACTGGCTTCCCAAGCGGCGGCCGGAGCGATAACCGCCCGGATTATGGACTTGTGGATTCAGCGCGGCGCTAGGATGGATCGACTCAATCCGACGAAACACGCGGCATTAACCGGACTGGACGGAGTGAAGGGACTTCACTTCTGGGCCGATCTGGTGATTCAGGATAGCTTCGCCTATCCAATCGACTAATCTCAATCACTTAGGAGGTGATTTATCATGATGGGAGAAGGTAATTATCAAGATGCCCTTGAGCCGATTGCGATTAAGAATTTCCAACTCGGACTCAAGGAGATTCCACCGGACAGAGACACTATTTTCACGGTGAAGAAATCAAAGAAGATGACGGAGACGTACCTCGAATTAGGTGATATCGGGGCTATGACCAAGTTCGACGGCGATCTTGACTACGAAGATGTAAGCCAGGGTTACAAGATGACCATCACGGCGGACGAATTGGCGAAGGGTATGCAAATTCGCAAAAAGTTCGTATTGACGGATCAGTTGGATATCGTCGACGGACTACCGAAGATGCTGGGACGATCTGCGCGGAGAAGGATTGCTCAAGATACATGGTCAATCTTAAACGACGCGTTCAACACCAGTTACACCACCATCGACGCGTTGCAGTTGTGCAGTTCCGCGCACACGTCAAACAACGGCGGATCGAATCAGGACAACAGCGGCACGTCGGCGTTTTCAGAACCCTCCGTGGAAGCGACTCGGTTGCTGATGAAGGCGTTCGTTACGAACACCGATCAGGAATTCGAGTGTAACCCGGACATGATCATCGTCCCTCGCGCTTTGCAAAAAGCGGGCTGGGAGTTGATCAATTCCGGCGGCAAGGTTGACGTTGCCACAAACAACGCTAACTTCTTCAAGGGCGGAAAGCTGAAAATGCTCGTTTCCGACCGGCTGGACGATAGCAACAACTGGTTCCTCGTCGATTCCGAGTTGATGAAAATATTCAACGTTTGGAACAACGTGGCTCCGTTGGAATTCGGTCAGGCTGAAAACTTCAACGGAATTGCGGCTCGTTACCGTGCATACACATTCTACGGTTACGGTTCCCGCGACTGGCGTTGGGTTTACGGTCACACGGTCAGCTAATTATTCAAGGTGAATGGGGCGCCATGAGCGCCGAACAAGGAGGGCATCCATGAGTGCCAGATTTTCAAGACCTAATACGGTTCTTTCATATACGGAACGCAAACGGATTGCGCGAGAAATTGAGACAAGGAAACGGCGGATAGACGGGTTTCACGACGGCGTGCCGGACAGATTAAAGCGGTTCATGGACGATTCGTTCCGGGAAGATCCTGGGATGCTTCGCCGTCGGATCGCTCAGTTGGGGAAGGTTTTATCCAACGGATCGCCGGATTCCCTTTCCAAACGTGAAATCGTAGCCAGAGAACGCATGATCAGTGAAGATAAGGAGTGGCTTCAAAAGCGCATGGTTCCCAAGGCTCACTATTACATGCAGGAGAAGTCCGATAACCGCGCCGAGTTCCAGAAGGTTGTTCAGGGTTGCATGAACGAACAAACGCCGGAATTCAAGAAGCGGGCCGCGAGGTTGAAGAATAACCTGCGCGAGATCGACCCCGACAATCCGAACGCGTCCAACTTGGAGACGATTAGGGCGGATTCGTAGACGAAAGTTTTAAACTGATTTCAAGGAGGAAAGTTATGCGTAAAAAGGTATTGACGCTCCTGCTTATTTTGGGGCTGGTTTCAATTCCGCTTTTCATAATTGCGGAGGAAAACATTTGGACGCTGAACGGCACGGGTTCGCAGAGAGACACGGCGCAGGTTGTTGTCGGCGCGGCTTCGGCTGGCTCGGCGGCTTACATCAGGCCGGGTGTGAACAACACCAACGACCTCGGCACTTCCTCGTATTTGTGGAAGAATCTGTATCTCGCGGGGACCGCGAACATGACGGGCACGGCGAACATCACCGGAGACACCACTATCGGCGGCGACTTGACTCAAAGCGGAACTGCTTATTTTACATATAGCCCCGTGTTGGGTGCGTCGGGAGTTGCTTTGTCAACATTGACCGTTAGCGCGAGTGAACACGCTATCCGTGTCCCCATGTATTTATGGGGAACAACGGCGGTAACGCCGGGCATGGTGGTTCGGTCAACGTATAACTACGCGGGGACTGTGCTGGGTTGCTATGTTGCCGCCGCCAATGCAGCCGTGGATGTTATCGGTATTGCCGACTCGTCAGTTAGCACGGGTTCGGTGGTGAATGTGATAACGCACGGATTCGCCTTGGCCTTTGTCGCTGATGGAGTTAAAACGGGCTATGTGATGGTATCCACGGTAGGAACGGCAGGATATCTCGGAGTTACGGCATCAAGTCTTACGGCATCCGACCTGGGTCATGTAGTTGATAGCAATAACGTAATTGGTAGTGGAAAAGCGTTAATTTTGATTCGGTAAATTCATAAAAAGCAACCCTTCTTTTAGGAGGCCAATTATGAATAAACGCACATCCATTCCTCTTGTCGGGCTGTTTCTGCTTATGGCGGGAACAGCCCACGGACTGACGTTGAGTGATATCGAAAC